TCCACGACCTGGACACCGATGTCCTGAAGATGGCCCTTTACACGGCGAGCGCCGATCTCAGTCAGGCTACGACGGTGTACACCCTCACGGGTGAGGTGTCTGGCGCAGGGTACACCGCTGGCGGTGAGATCCTCACCGGGGTTCAAGTGTTGCTCTCTGGCACGACCGCCTATGTCACGTTTGACAATCCGACCTGGACCGGTGCTTCGTTTGTCTGCCGGGGCGGGCTGATCTACAACACCAGCAAGGCCGACCGAGCCATCGCTGTGCTCGACTTCGGTTCTGACAAGACCGCCTCGGGCAACTTCCCCATCCAGCTACCTGCGGCCACGGCCACCACAGCGCTCCTGCGCTTCGCTTGAGGTCACCATGCCAACCAGCTTCACCACCAACCTCCGTCTCTCTAACCCTGGCCTCGGGGATACGGGCTGGGGGGCCACCGTCAGCAACGGGATGATTGACCTGACGGATCAGGCGATTGCAGGGCAGGCTTCGGTGGATGTCTCTGGGGCGGGGCCTTTCATCCTGACGATGCCTGACGGCACCTCGGGCGATGCGCGGAACATGTTCCTGCGTTTCACGGGCACTCCGGGCGGGGCTCGTGAGGTTCAGGTCCCGACGAACCGCAAGCTGTACTTCGTCACCAACGACTCGGACGGTGCGGTCACCGTCAAGGTCTCCGGCCAGACGGGCGTGGTGGTGCCTGTCGGCGCATCCATGGCCCTGCGGATCAACGCGGCTGGGACGGATGTGGCGCAGGCCCTGACGCATCTCTCGGGCGCCCCCACTGCCCCCACAGCGGCTTACGGCACCAACACCACGCAACTTGCCACCACCGCGTTTGTTCAGGCCGCTCTTCAAGCCCTGCACCCTGTCGGCTCTATCTACATCAACGCCACCAACTCCACCAATCCGGCTACGCTGTTTGGCTTCGGAACTTGGGCTGCGTTTGGCGCAGGCCGCGTGCCGGTGGGCTTTGATTCCGGCAATGCGCTTTTTGATTCCGCCGAAGAAACTGGCGGTTCTGCAAATGCGATTGTGGTTAGCCACGACCACACGTACAGCGCGACAACTGGCAACCAAAGCGCGGATCACACTCACACGTTTTCGGCAACGACGGGGCTTGAAAGCGCCAACCATACGCACTCTGGAACTACCGACACCGCAGGCAGTCACTCGCACACAATTCCAGGTGGGTACATACAAAATTCAGCGGGGGTGACAGGGCCGTTTTCCGGAAATAATTATGCCACTGGGTCGGCAACTGATGCTGCGGGCGTTCACTCCCACACCTTCACCACCGGCGGCGTGAGCGCCAACCACAACCACAGCGTCAGCGGCACCACCAGCACCGTAAGCGCCAACCACAATCACAGTGTCAGCGGCACAACTGCGGCAAGCGGCTCCAGCGGCACCAACGCCAACTACCAACCGTACATCACCGTGTACATGTGGAAGAGAACGGCATGAACTTCGACGTAGCTTTTAACTTCCTTCTCAAGCACGAAGGCGGGTACGTTCATCATCCCCTCGATCCGGGTGCAGCCACCAACATGGGCATCACCGAGGCCGTCGCTCGCCGCGTCGGCTACAAGGGCGCCATGCAAGACTTGCCGGTGGACCTCGCCAAGCGGATCTACCTCGAAGAGTACTGGAATGCTGTCCGGGCCGATGAGCTGCCCCCACTGGTCCGCTACGCGGTCTTCGACGCTGCGGTGAACTCCGGCCCTGCCCAGTCCATCAAGTGGCTTCAGCGAGCCATTGGTGTGGCGGATGACGGCGTGCTCGGCCCCCGCACACTGGCCGCTGCCAACGCGGCCAATCCCGACGCTCTGCGGGCGCGGCTCATCAGCCAACGCCTGCGCTTCCTGACCAACCTCAACACCTTCGGCGCCTTCGGGCGCGGCTGGACCCGCCGCTGCTGCGACATCATGGAGATGTAGATGCGCTACTTCATCGCCCTGGCAAGTCTGCTGCTCGCGGGCAGCGTTATGGGCGATGCGTTTGGGCCCATCGCTGAGATCCGGGCAGGGGATGCCCGGGTAGAGCTTCACCGAGAACCCGGCCCGTGTGTGGGCTTCGCCCGCTGGGCGCTGTACCTCCAGGATAAGGTCCGCGTGCCAGGGTGCTGGATTCTGGACGGGGAGTCTGTTCAAATCGCATGGCTTGATGGGAGCACATCCGTGATTCCTTCTCGGGCGTTTCGTAAACCGGAGATTCTATGAACCCACTCTTCCTCGGGCCGGTCCTTGAGATTGGCAAGACGCTGTTGGATCGGTTCATTCCCGACCCGGAGAAGAAGCGCGAAGCGGAAGCCGAGTTCCTCAAGCAAGCCATGGACGGTGAACTGAAGCAAGTCATCGCCCAACTGGAGATCAACGCCCGTGAAGCCACGCATCCCAGCACCTGGGTTGCCGGGTGGCGCCCGTACTTCGGCTGGGTCGGGGGCACTGCATTCGCCTACGTGGGCATCATCAAGCCCCTGCTGACTTGGTGGGCGACGATCAAGGGCTGGCCTATTCCCCCGGACATCGACACGGAATTCCTGTGGGTGGTGGTGTCTGGAATGCTCGGCATTGGCGGTTTGCGCACCTACGAAAAGTCCAAGGGCGTAACGAAGTAAGACCATGCCGCTGAAAACGCTACAACTTCGTCCCGGAATCTTCCGCGAGAACACCCGCTACTCCGCAGAAGGCGGATGGTACGAGTGCGACAAAGTGCGTTTTCGCTCCGGGCAACCGGAGAAGATCGGCGGCTGGCAACAACTCAACAACGACACCTTCCTGGGTATCTGCCGTGCCCTGTGGCCTTGGAGCATCTACCTGGGCCTGGGCACGCACCTGAAGTACTACGTGTACTACGGGCAGTACTACGACATCACACCGATCAGGGTCACTGGGGCGCTGACGTCTCTCAACACCTATAACGGCTTCCCGTATGTCGCCGTAGTTGATACTTCGGCAGGTGTCGGCACGTTCGTCAACGGGCTGCTCACGGTGGGTTCCTACGTCACTTTTACGTCCCCTGGCACCATCGGAGGCATCAATCTAGACACCGCTGGTGTCGGCGGCACTTCCGAATACGAAATTCTCTCGAACGTCACGCTGATCACTTGCTCTTCCAGCGGCACTGCGTTGACTGTCAGTGCAGTCAACTCGCCAGGGATCATTGTTTCCGGTGCTTCGCTGGATTACAACGGTGAGACGCGCACGATCACCGGCACCGGTGGCGTAGGTGCCTACACGCTCAGCAGCGCTTTCACAAGCGACATTCCTGCGAGTACTTCGCTGGGCGTCGAAAACACCGCGACCTATTTCATTCAAGCGTCCACCAACGCTACCTCCAGTGCTTCAGGTGGTGTAGGGGTAGTGTCTAACTACCAAGTCAGCGCGGGGTCGGAACTCCAACAGGTTACCAGTACGACAAGCACGGGCTGGGGCGGGGGCGGCTGGGGCAGCGGTAGCTGGGGCGGGGGTGGTGCGTTCACTTTTGGCAACCCCTTGCAGATCGGGCTGTGGAACCACGCCAACTTCGGTGAGGATCTTATCTACGGCCCCAAGGGCGGCGGCATCTACTACTGGGATTCGTCGGCGGGCTTCACGACGCGTGGGGTCAACATCTCCACCCTGTCCGGTGCCAGCGACACGCCGTCTGCGGCGCTCTTCCGGCTCGTCTCCGACGCCTCGCGCTTCGTCCTGGCTTTCGGCACGACGGACTACGGCTCGACCACGCTCAACCCCATGCTGATCCGCTGGTCGGATCAGGAGACAGCGGCCAACTGGACCCCTGCCGCTACGGGGCAAGCGGGAAGTCTGACGCTGTCTCGGGGCTCGGCAATCGCTGCTGTGGCGCAGACGCGGCAGGAGATCCTGGTCTGGACGGACACGGCGCTGTACTCCCTGCAGTACCTCGGCCCGCCTATCGTCTGGGGCTCGCAGATCCTTGCTGACAACGTCACCATCGTCAGTGATCGAGCCTGGGCTGTGGCCGCAGGCGTTGTATATTGGATGGGCGACGAGAAGTTCTACGTCTTCGACGGGCGGACGAGTACGCTGAACTGCGACATTCGCAAGTTCATCTTTGACGACTTCAATCAAGGCCAAAACCTCCAGGTCTTTGCGTCCACCGTTGAGCAGTTCAGTGAAGTGTGGTGGTTCTACTGCTCGGCGGAGTCAACCACGGTTGATCGTTACGCGGTCTATAACTACGTCGAAAAGATCTGGTACTACGGCACCTTGGCGCGGACAGCCTGGATCGATGCCAGCGTGTTCTCCAACATTCCGGTCGCTGCGGACTACAACAACCGGCTTGTCTACCATGAGGTCGGCTGCGACGATGCGGCAACCACTGCCCCTGCACCAATTGACTCCTACATCATCTCTTCCGAGTTCGACATCGACGACGGGCACAACTTCGGCTTCGTGACGCGGGTTCTTCCTGATGTGACTTTTGCGGGGTCCACCGTACCAATCGAACAGCAGTCCTTGACGATGTCTCTCTTGCCCCTGCAGAACTCGGGCTCCGGTTACACGCGGGGAGTGACGAACGTGGCGCCTTCGGCCAATATGTCGGTGGCGCTCCAAAGCGAACGCACGGTACAGCGCGACGCCAACAACGGTGTCGAGAGGTTCTCCGGCACCGTCACGCCCTATCAGGGCAACCTGTACATCCGCGTGCGTGGCAGACAGATGGCGGTCAAGGTGCGGTCAAATTCGCTGGGCGTGCAGTGGCAGTTGGGCAAGTTCCGAATCGATCTTCGTCCTGACGGGCGCAAATCGTGAGTATCTGGGCCAACATCATCAAGCGGTTCAAGGCTCCGGCACTGCCGGTCGCCTCGCGTACCTACGACCCCCAGTACTTCGACAAGCTGCTCAGCGTCCTGCGGCTGTACTTCAACCAACTCGACAATCTTCTGGAGCAGATCGTGAGTGCATCCCCGGTAGCGGTCAATTTCTACGGCTCCGCGCTGGATGCTTTCGGTCGCGCCCGCTTCAGTCAGCCGTACACGCTCTTCGACAGCCAGAACAGGTATGCGAAGAACGACCTGTTCAGCGAAAGCACCGCCACGGGCGGGGCAGTGACATACATCGCCAACGAATCCACCGTCAACATGACGACGACCACGAGTAGTGGGTCAGAAGTTGTTCGGCAGACGTTGCGTTCGTTCTCTTACCAACCGGGCAAGGGCCTGCTGGTGATGAATACCTTCGTCGTTGGTGTGGCGCAGGCCAATCAGCGGGTTCGGGTGGGGTACTTCAACACCGACAACGGCGTGTTCTTCGAGCTTGATGGTACGACTCTGTACATGGTGCGGCGCACCTACGTGACCGGAACGCCCGTGGACAACAGGGTGGCGCAAGCGGATTGGAACGGCGACAAGCTCAACGGGACTGGGGACTCGGGCTTCACCATCGACATCACCAAGGCGCAGATCTTTTGGCAAGACTTCGAGTGGCTCGGGGTCGGATCTGTTCGTTGCGGCTTCGTCATCGATGGGCAGACGATTGTCTGCCACACATTCAAGAACGCGAACAACCTTGATCGCGTTTACATGACCACGGCCATCTTGCCGGTGCGGTATGAGATCAGAAATACCGGGACTACTGGCGTTGCCGGAAGCCTGCGCCAGATCTGCTCGACAGTGATCTCCGAAGGTGGCTACGAGAAAAAAGTCGCTACCGACGTTGTTCGCATGACGACGGCAAACACCAGTATCGGTGTCAACTTCGTCCCTCTGGCGTCTATCCGGCTGGCTTCTGGCCGCACCGGGGCTGTGATTATCCCGGACGGGTACTCGGTGCTTCCAACCGCGGCCTCGTCCGTCACGTTTGAAGTGGCGCTGATCAAGAATGCCACCTTGACCGGTGCCTCTTGGGTAGCGTCTTCATCGGCTAACGTAGAGCAAGACCTGTCAGCGACCGCTCTGACTGGGGGCACGATCATCTTCTCAAGCTACGTTGTGGCGTCAACGCAATCGTCCGCACCAATTGCCAACGGCGCCGATTACAACTGGGATCTGCAGCTTGGTGCCACTCTGGCGGGGGTAAGCGATACCTACACCATCGCGGTTCGCGCACTGAGCGGCACGCATACTGCCATCGGTACGATGGCGTTCTGGGATCTGACGTAAGGAATAACTATGGACATCGGAGACGCTTCTTCCGCTGCCGCTGATGCCGCTGTTGGCGGGGTAGATTCGGCTTCGACCGCTGGTAGCGGAGATTACAGCAATCCTGGCTTTGGGATTGACGAAGGCATTCCAGGGCTAGGCCCATCAGAAACAGGCCCGATGCACTCTCCGGGGCTCAGTTATGCTACGCTGGATGTTCTAAACGATATTGGCCTCGGGAAGATGGACATCCCGGGCTTCAGCCAGACTGTTGAACAAGCACTCGCCTCACAGAACGCGCACAGCTTCCTGAACCAAGCGGTGCCCACGCTTGTTTCCATGTTCGGCCCACCGGGTGCGGGGATTGCATTCAGTGCTTTGGACGCGCTGAAGTCTTTGGAGACGGGCAGGGCTACACCGGGGCAGGCTGCGTTGAGTTTCGGTATCGGGGCCCTCGGCGTCCCAGGGCCGGTCGTCAGTGCTTTGCAAGGGAATCTGGGGCCTGCGGCCAGTGGGTTGGCGCAATCCGGGCTCGCGGGGCTTGTAGGCAAAGCGCTCGACGTTCCCGCCCCCATCGCGGGGCTCGCGCTCAATCTGAGTAACATCGGGCCGTCCATCGGCCAAGCTGTCGCAGGCGCCGTGCCAAACGCACCAAGTACAGGCATCCTTGAGGGGATCTCTGGCTTCATCGATCAGGCGCTCGGTGGGCTTAGCTTGGGCTCTATGGCGCCTGGGACGCCGCCCACTCCAGGCTCAATGACTGCCCCAGATAGCGGCTACAGTGCGGATGTGTTCCCCGTCATGGCAGCAATAGAAGAAGCTGCACAGCCCCAGCAACAAACCCCACAGCCGACCTTCCAGCCTCGCGTTGTTGCAGGACGCTACGGCCCGCTGGTGGACTACCAATTTGGAGCGTGATATGAGCTACTGGGAAAGCGACCCCCTCGATCTGGAAAACTTGCCCCCAATCGTGGCGAAACCGTCGTATGACGCATACGACAATGAAATGGCGAAGCTCTATCGTCAAGCAGCTATCGGTAGCGGGGCTTTGGGCAACATTGGCGGCGCTGGAGTTGATGACGGGATCATCGACATGCTCCTGTCCACCCTGAAAGGCACTGGTAAGGAGATCGGTCGGGGGCTGACTACCCCTCGCGGCGTGGTCGGCCTGCTCGGCATCTTGGCGGGCCTCGCCAACAAGCAGCCTTCTCGGGGCGGCGGTGCTCCGATCAACATCTCCCCCAAGCAAATCACGCGCACCATCGTTCCGGGCAAGTACGGCCCCATCGCTCAGTACGCCGCCAACGGCGGGCTCATGCAAGCCTACGCCCAAGGAGGAGTCGTCACGGGAACGCAACAGCGCCCCATGCAGATGGAAGACGGTGGCTTCGTGATGACCAAGAAGGCTGTGGACGGCGCAGGCGGGCCCCAAGGGATTGCTCAACTGCTGCCTGCGGCCAAGCTGATTCGCGGCCCGGGGACTGGCACAAGTGACGACATCCCTGCGACAATCGAAGGGAACACTCCGGCCAGGGTGTCCAACGGTGAGATGTACGTGCCGCGTGCCCAGGTCAACCGCGCTGGCGGAGCCCCCGCGCTCTACGCCCTGATGAACAAGCTCCAGAGGAGTGCATGATGAACGGCACCAACACCGTCGCCCCGGGGTTTGAGGGCTACATCGGAGACATGCTCTCCACGGGCTGGGGGCTGGCAAAGCAGCCCTATCAGCCGTTCACGGGGGAGCGTTTCGCTCCTACGACCCCGCTTCAACAGCAGGCGTTCACTGGCTACCAGGGGCTTGGTGCCTATCAACCTGGGCAGTTCAGCGCGGGCTTCAACTACCAACCGGGACAGATCACTCCGGGCTTCGACTACCAGCCGGGGCAGTTCAACACGGGCCTCGGCCCGGTGGGGTCCGTTCAGGACTACATGAACCCGTTCATGCAGGGGGTGGTGGACGTTCAAGCCCGTGAAGCTCGCAGACAGGCGGACATCAGCCGTCAGGCAGAGCAAGCACGCCTCGCGCAAGCGGGGGCCTTCGGCGGTAGCCGTCAGGCGATCATGGAGGCGGAGCGGCAGCGGAACCTGGGTGAGCAGATCGGAGACATCCAGTCCAAGGGCCTCATGGCCGCGTACGAGCAGGCGCAGAAACAACGCCTTGGCGAAGCCACGCTCGGCCTCGAAGGTCAGCGTCTGGGAGAAATGTCCCGGCAGTTCGGTGCCGAAGGCGGCGCCAAGTACGGCCTCCAGGCCCAAGAGCTTGCTGAACGCGCTCGACAGTTCGGCGCCGAAGGCGGTGCCAAATTCGGCTTAGAGGCGCAGCGCCTTGGTGAAGCCTCGCGGCAATTCGGGGCGGAGCAGGGCCTCAAGACGCTGGCGGATCAACTGAAGGCAGGTACGGTGGAGCGCGGTATCGCGCAAGAGCCGCTGGATTTCGGCTACAAGGAGTTCCAGGAGTCCCTGAATCAGCCCTACAAGGGGCTGGCTACCATGCAGAGCCTGCTGGAGGGACTGCCGGTCAAGGCCAATCCGTATGAGCCCGGGGCGTCTTCGTTTGGTGCCGGTTTACAAGGCGGCATCGGCGGCTTGGCGCTTTACAACGCGTTGTTTGGTAAGGGCTGATCATGGCAGTAATTCAATCGCCAATGCCGGGGCAGGCGGTACCGCCGCAAATGACAGCGCCCAAGTCTGCGGCTACGCCTGCGGCAGAAGTCGGTCAGTATGAGGGCATGTCGCTCGAAGAACTGATCGCCGCGTACATGCGCAAGCCCTCCGGCGTGTTGCTTGGAATGATCGACAAAGCCGACAAGGCCCGCAAACTTTCCGCAGCACAGCAAGGGCAGCAAGCGCTTGCTCAAATGCAACAGCAACAAGGCACGGTCGCAGACGAGAAGCTTGCACAAGTGCTTCAAGGCGCTGGCGGCATGCGGCGTATGGCCACGGGCGGCATCGTTGCGCTGGCAGGAGGCGGCGACCCCGAAGTGCAACGCATTTTGCGGAAAGCCCCCGCTGCGCGTACCGCAGAAGAAAATGCCAAACTTGAAGCAGCCGGGATACCGCTTGAACGAAGGGTGCCTGCACCAGAAGGCAGTACTGTTCAACGGCTTAATCGTTTTCTGGAAAGCCCGTTTATTCGCGAAACGTTTACGGGCGGGGCTGAGCGTCTGAGTGCCGAGGAACTTCGTCAACGCACCGATGCGGGAGCCCTTACGGAACGCATAGCAAGAACACTCGGGGCGGAACAAGTTGCGGCCCCACTGCCAGCAGCGCAACCAAGCACTCCGGGGCCGAGAAACCGGCCTCGGGGTGAAGGCGTAGCGCCTGCTGCGGAGCCCACACCTACGCCCTCTCCGCGCCAAGGCATACGCGAGAATGCTGGAAAGCCGCCCGCTGCGGCTCCCGCTGCCGCGCCGGTAGTCGACCCCATCGCGCAGGCATTCCTGGCGCTGCTGGCTACGCAGCCGCCACAAGGCGTCTCGCCTGAGATTCAAGCGCAACGCGAGAAAGTAACGGGGCTGCAAGCGCTTCAGGAACAGCAGGCCCTGGAAGACGCCAAGCGCATCCGCGAAGAAGTGGTCCGCACTGGACAGCGGCGCATGGACCGTGCCAATACGCCTTTCATCGAAGACGCGCAGGCTCTGGCGGCGCTTGCTGGCGCCATCGACCCCCGCAAGGGCTACACTTTCGGCTCGTTGGGTACCGGCATCGCGTCCGCACTGTCTGAGCGCGAAGCCCGCAAACAAAAGGCCGAGGAGTATGTCGCCGCTGGAAGCGACAAAGTGCGGCAGCTCAACGCTACCTATCGGCAGTTGCAGCTTGAGAACGCCAAGTACGAAGAAGCGCGACGGTCTAACGATGCCAAAGCAGTGAGGGAGTCCGCAGAAAAGATCGCTGCGCTCCGGTACAAGTATGAGACCGACAAGGCAGATCTTGAAATCAAGCAGAACGTCGCCAAAGCGCAAATTGCTGCGGCAGGTAAGCCTCCAGGAGAGATTGCGCTCATGGAGTGGCTGCGCAGCCCAGAAAACAGAAAGATCTACGAAGACGTACAGAGCAGCAAACGCGAAGAAGATCGACTTGTCAAGCTGTACGAAATTTACAACAAAAACAAACTGGCTTTGGGCGACACAACCTTCGATCAATTTGTTGCCGGTTTCAAGCAAGCCGCAGGCGGCGCACCTTCTGATGTGCCGCCTCCCGGTGCAGTCAAGCCAAAAGGAGCGCCGTAATGCCGCTGTTTGATGTCACCGTCGAAGGCACTACGTACGAGGTAAACGCCCCTGACGAAAATACCGCTTGGCGGTGGGCTAACTACACGCATCGGCAACAACAGGCTGCAAAAACCACCGCCAAACCCGAGTCGGGCTTCCTTCCCGCACTGCGTGCCGGGGCTACCGAGCTTGGCGGCGGCATCTCTGCGCTTGCGGGCAAGCTGGGGCTCAAGGACGAGGCCACCGCCCAGGCCGAGTACGACGCTGCGCAGAAGCGTGCCAGGGAGATCTTTGCGCCTACCGAGGCAGGCTGGACGGAGGCTCCGGGCACCAAGTTCCTTGAGCTTCTTGGCGGGTCTGTGCCCTACATGGCCGCGCCCCTGGCCGCAGGCGCGGCAGCGGCCACGCTTCCCTTCACGGGGACTGCAGCGGTGGCGACCGCGCTGGGTGCAGCGGGTCTGACCTCGGCGGCGCAGTTCACGGCGACCAACCTCTCTCGCCAGATGGAGGAAGGCAAGAAGCTCGCGGAGACGGACCTGGGCAACGCAGCCCTGGCGGCAGTGCCACAAGCGGCGTTCGATACCTTGTCCCTGCGCCTGATCCCTGGTATCGGACGCATCTTCGGTCAAGCGGGCATCAAGGTCACGGCAGAGAACGCCAAGGAGATCGCGGAGCAGGGGCTCAAGAAGGCGCTCATCGACTACACCGCTGCCACCGGCAAGACCATGGGCGCGGAGGGCCTCACGGAGGCCGCACAGCAGTTCTTCGAGCGGCTGCAAGCTGGGCTGAGCGTGAGCGACGCCAAGGCGCGGGAGGAGTACTTCGACAGTCTGATTGGCGGCGCCGTCCTTGGCGGCACGCTGGCTGTCCCCGGGCGCTACTACGAGCGCAGCAAGGCGCAGGGCGAAGCCCGCACGCTGTTGGAGGGGCAAGAAGCCGAGCAGCGCAAGGCTGCACGCGAGGCAGCAGAGGCGGAGAAGAAGTCGCCGGAGTACCTGCTGAATCTTGAAGCCCGCTACAAGGCAGCGGTGGCCAAGAAGGCTGAGCTGGACGAAGCCGCGAAGAAGCCGGCGCCGGGAGCTGACCCGGCCACCATGGTTGCGTACCGCAACGCCGTCCGTGCAAGAGACGATTTTGCCAAGACGGAAATGTCGGCGGTAGCCGAAGAGTACGAGGCCCGCAAGAAAGAGATCGCCCAGCTCAAGGAACGTCAGCGCGTCGAAGGCATGACGCCGGAAGAGTACGCGGAGTTTTCATATCAGGAAGCTGTCAAACGCCAACCTCGTACCACGCCGGTTGCAGAAAAACCGGAAGAGTTGAGCGCCGACTTTGGCGATATTACCGCGCCGGTTGTTACAAAACCGCGTGTTGAGCCCACCGTTGCGTATGTTCAAAGCCGCATTGCACTTGCAAACAGCCAACAAGATGCTGATAGGCTTGATCCAAAAGATCGAGCGCCCATTTATGCTGAGTACCTGCTGGGCTCCATTCCCACGGCGCGTCGTTTGGTGCAAGCCAACGAGCAGCTTCCCGACCTGGGCAAACGCGAAAGCACTACCGTTCTCAGTCTTGTAAAAGAGGGCCTCAAGAAGTACGACATGCAGCAAGCGGCGAAGCAGCAAGGTTCGCCTATTGTACAGCTTGAAGCAGAAGAACGTGCGGCTCTCGAAGAGACGGAACGCGCCGAAGCAGAACGTCTTGCAGAGACTGAGGAACGCCGCAAGCTCGGGCCGGAGATCACTTCGTTGCAGCGTATGGCTGCGCGGCGGTTGCCCGAAAGCGTCAAAGAAGATCCCTATCTGGACACTGTGTTGGAGCGCATTGCGCGTGCGACGCCGCCTGAAGCGCAGCCGTCTGCTGCTATCGGGCAGACGCAACAGCTTTTGCTGGGCGAAGACGTCACCTACACCGCAGAAGAACCTAAGGCCCCCGCAGAACCGCGTCGAGTAAAAGGCACAGGAGAGTTCCGGCTGTATTCGCCGCCGAGCGAGGAAGTTGAAGGGCGCCCGCCTATCGAAAAGCCGCTCACGGCCAAAGATCTGGAAACGCGGCTGGCATCTTCGCTTGCCCGAGAAGATCTCCCGCAAGACATCTACGAACTGCTACGTCGTGTTGAGCGCACACTGCCTGCACAAGATACGCAAGTTGGCCGTGAAGAACAGAAGCTGAAGCCGTTGCGCTTTGAAACGCCCAGCGGCAAAACGATCTACCCGGAAACGCAAGTTGCGTCCAAGAGCTATTACGGGCTTGTAGACGCGCTTCTCAAGCAGGTAGAAGCCACACAGCCCGGGGAAGGTGCTCCGCGTCGTATTACGAGTGCCTCGTATGCACGCGCATTTACTGCGGAACCGACAACGGCGGCAGAAGAAGACATTGCGCTGGCAGACGCTCGTCAGCAGCGCTTCACGGAGAACTTGCGCAAAGGAATGTCTCGCGGAGACGCCGCACGCGACGCTTATGCGTATGCGCGTGAACGCGCAGAACGCGCAGCAAAGAAAGGCGCCAAGCCCGAAACTGCCGAGCGCCTCGGCGCTGAATATGAAGCAGAAGTACGCGCAGGGCAAGCAGTGCCAAAAGGCACTGCGCTTGAATTTGGCGCTCCTGTTCCGGGGCGTGGGAAAAGCGCCATTGGGCCCGACACCCTGCGCGGTCCTAGCGCAGCTACGCCTGAGTTTGATCTGGACGTTCCGCAAGAACTCCGCCTTGCCTTGACCGCGTTTGAACAAGGTCGCGCTGACACTGAAGCCCAACTGCCGCTGTTCCCTGAAGGTGCGGAAAAAGGCTTCATTCTTGAGACCCCTGAAGCGTTCAAAAAGTTCTTGGAAGGAAAAGACCGTCCAAGGACAATGCTTCAACGTGAACAGGCACGGTTTGACAAAGCTCGTAAAAGCCTGAAAGAGCTTAAAGAAGAAATTGCCCGCAAAGAAAAAGAACTAAAAGCTATCCAAGCCGCCAAGGATACCCTTGTTGCCGCACGCGCCATCGTTAAAGCTGACAAGGAGCTTACCGCGCTTGTCAAAAAAGGCGAAACGCTTCAGATAACGACACCACTTTCGATCAGCTACATCCCGAACGCTAAGCCTGCGCTTACACAAGCGGCCATCGACAAGATGGATGTAGATGAGCGCATTCGTCGCATCGAAGAAGTTCGCGGTGCAAGAGCACGCGTAATAAATTCCGCCAATGTGTCGGCGGAAGACAAGGTCCAGTTGCTTGAAGTAGCGCAGGTGTATGCTACGGAGCTTCAGGCTGCGGAAGCCGAACGCGGAGCGTTGCTTGCAAAAACCGACTACCTGATCCGCGCCGTAGCGGTAGAAAAAGCGCTGAATGATATTGCGCAGCTTTCGGGTAGACCGGGCATGGACGCGCGAATAGAAGCGCTTCAAGAACAGCTTGGCAAGGCACGCGAGTCTTTGGGCACGGCGGGGATTACCGTATCGCGGGCGGACGCAGCCGCTGCTGCTCAGTCGGCCAAGGCACAACGCGAGCGCGAAGCAGTCAAGCGAGGCCTCGCGGAAACCGAAAGAACCAAGCGCTATGTGGCGCAGCAGCAGGCGCTTGAACGGATGCAGGCGGCACCGGGAGGTCGTGCGGTTGAAGGTGCTGGAATTCCCGGTAGTACGCGCTTTGCGCCAACGCAAGAACTTGGCGCAGTTGTCTACCCTGCGCTTACTGAGGCGCAGCGTTTGTCTCGGGAACAGCCACAGCCGCGTATCACGCTTGTTGAGCAGAAGCAACTTCTGGGCGACCCTCAAAAGGTGCTCAGCGGACTCCAGTCGCGTGTCTCTACGCTTGCTGAAAAGCTGCGCAATAAGACTGATGCTGTTCGGCAGATGAAGCTGAAGGAAATCAAAGAGCGCAAGCCGTACGACGAACTTCAGGCAAAGTACAAAGCCGCAAAGTCAGCGGAGGCGCGTGCCGCCATCGAACCGGATCTGCAAGCAGCGGAACGCGCATACAACTTGGCCAGAAACGAGGTCATGCAGTCAGTAGTCGTCTGGAAAGGCTACGACAAAGACATTACGGAACTTGCCACTGCTGTCCGCAAACGCGACGCAGTAGCCGATTTGATTTCTTCCGGTGCATTCAAAGGTGCGCAACCGCAGCCCAAGCGCAGGATCGGTGCTGCTGAAAAAGCAGCGGCAGATGCGGCAGAACGCGCAGCGTCTGCTCGGGAAGCGGCCACACGGGCAGGAGCGCCGGAGACTACCGGCGAAGCCCTTACGCGCACCGAAGCGGCGGAAGCCCGCAAAGCAGAGAAGACGGTCTATCAAGGTAAGGGAGTTGGCGTCGAAGAACGAGCATCTGTGGAAGAAGCACGCTTGCTGCGCGAAGCGCGTCAACGGCAAGCGCGAGGCGAAGAGCTTACGCCTCTGGAGCAGTTCCTCATCGAGCAGGACAATCGCAGCCGTACAAAAGAAACGGTTGCTCGTCGCAAGAAAGAAGAGCGGCTTGCTGAGATACGCGCTAAGGACGAAGCCGGAGAAAGCTTGACGCCTGCGGAAAGAAAGCTGCTGGACGAAGCGGATAGGGAAGCAGAAGCGCCTGCGGAAGAAGACACTGTTTCTCTCGAAGCGCTTCGAGAAGCGGAAACTGCGCAAAAAGTCGAAGGCGAAGAAACGCCGGAGGCAGCAGACGAAGATGCGCGGCCCCTTGACGAGATCTTTCGCTCCCGTGGCCCCACCGCTACGCCGTCCACCACCGGAACGGTGCGCACGGAGCTGAAGAAGACCTTCCCGGACCTGGGCCGGGTGCAGATCTACGACTCGGTGGACGCGCTCGTTGCGGCCAACCCGCAGTACAAGGGCAAGATTCCGGCAGACGCTCGCGGCTTCGTGGACAGCGCGGGCAACAAGGCGTTCCTGATCGCGGAGAACATCCCCCAGGGGCAGGCGCTGTCCGTGCTGCTGCACGAGGTTGGCGCCCACGTGGGCCTGAAGAGCATGCTGGGCGACGCCCAGTACAGCGCCTTGGTCAACGCCGTCAAGTCCTGGGAGAAAAAGACCGACGGCAGTACCGAGGCCCGGGTGGCCCAGGCCGCACGCGCACGTGTGGAGGCAGCGGAGACGCCGGCCGGTCAGGTCAACGACGAGTTGCTGGCCTATGCCATCGAGGAGGCCGTCAACGCAGGCGTCAAGCCCACCGAGACCAAGGGTGTGCTGGGGCAGTGGCTGGGCCGCGTCGCACAGCTCTTCCGGCGCGCACTGGAGAAGTTTGGCCTGCCGCCCAAGACGCTGGATGCGCAAGGCATCGTGGACATGGCGTTCGGTGCAGCGAAGATGGAGATGCGCGGGCAGGCAGCGCCCGCTGCCGAGGCCCGTACGGAGCCGGGAGAAATCCTCTTCTCCCGCAACCTGCCCACCGCAGCACGTGTTGCCAATCAACTGGTGGGCAAAGAGAAGGGCGTAATCGACAAGATCCGCGACAACTTCCTTGGCATCGGCGGGCGTGCGCAGTTCATCGACAAGTACTTCCCCACCGAGGAGGCGCTCAAGCGTGCGGGCGCGGACCCTACGAAAGCCATGCAGGCGATGTACTACCTGCGCATGGTTGACCAGCAGATGCACTTCACATCCCAGGCCATCACGAACGGCGTGCCGGAACGCAGGGAGATCATTCGTCCTGACGGCACCAAGGAGTACCTCATCGAGGCCAAGCCCGGGGCCAACCTGAAGCAGGCGTTCGACATCCTGAAGCGCAAGGATGTGGTCAAGGAAGCGGGCAGCGCCGACGCGTCCAACAAGCTTGCGACGCTCTACATGGCTGCGATCCGTGGCGAGCGCGTGGGCTACAACACGCTCAACTTTGGCCGCGTGTGGGCGCAGGGCGAGATCAAGCGCATCGAGAACGAACTCAAGTCCACGAAGCTGTCCGCTGAACAGCGCACGGTGCTGACGAAGCGCATGAACAGCCTGGAGAGCCGCCTGGACTCCATGCCGACGCCGGAGGACTTCAAAGCCGCCAAGGCCGAGATCGACGCCAACCCAGTGCTGCGCGACGCGTTCAGCGAAGTGCGCGACATCTACAACCAGTACAACCGCGACCTGATCAACTTCAACGTGCAGACCGGCGCCCTGAGCAAGGAGCAAGCCAACGAGCTGCTGCAGGAGAACGACTACATCCCCTACTACCGCATACGCGACGGCGTGGCCGAACTCATGATCGGCAAGGAGACGCCTATCCGCATCGGCAACCTGAAGGACAGTCCGCATCTGCAGGAGCTTGTGGGCGGTGACGAGCCCATCATGGACTTCATCACCAGCAGCATCCAGAACACCTCGATGCTGATCGACATGGCGACGCACAACCTTGCCATGAAGAACCTGATGTTCGAGTTCAAGGATCTCGGGCTCGCCACTGTTGGCAAGGTCAAGGGCGGCAACGCCCCGGCGGGCGCGGTGACGTTCAAGCTCGACGGCGTCGAGCACTTCG